TTACTGGTTGTGGAAGTTCTGTTGTTCAATGGTTGGGGAATTGTGATGTGGTTGGTGCAAATGGCCTGGATTCCGTTCTGGGCAGCAGGAGTCATCAACGGTGTTGGTCATTGGTGGGGTTATCGTAATGGCGAAACTAAAGATAACAGCAGGAACATTAGTCCTTGGGGTATTATTATTGGTGGCGAATGCCTTCATAATAACCATCATCTGGATCCTGCTAACCCTAAACTAAGCCGTCGCTGGTTTGAATTTGATATTGGATGGGCGTATCTGCAAATATTGCGCGGTGCCAATTTGGCACGCCTTAGAACGAACGAGAAATAAATTCAGCTTCGGGCACACGAGTATGTGTGTTTTTGCTTCCCAACAAAATAACAATTCGTTGTCCGACCACAGTGTCTAACATCATTACAATACATCCGCCAGCAGCTCGTATGTAACCAGTTTTGCTTATTGTATAAGTTTGATTCACTAGACGATTGGTGTTATAAATCATTGTTTTTCCAATGCGTAGCACTGCGGACTGACTGGATTCTACAATTTCTTTATAGTTTTTGGCGGCCAGTACCATGGCCACTAAGTCTCTACCAGTGCTTATATTCATTACGCCAAGCCCGGTAGAATCTACAAATTTTGTATGACGCATGTTTAATGTCCGTGCCTTGGCATTCATTGCCAGCAAGCAACTGTCTCGACCGCCAGGATAATTGCGACATAGTGTAGCTGCTGCATTATTATCACTTTTAATCAGTGCCAATTGCAGCAGCTGACGGCGTGTGTGCAGACCTATTTTTTTATCAAGATCTTGCTGTGCATCAAGAACCACCATGGCAGTCATTAATTTAGTGATACTGGCAATGCTGCGTAGTTCGTGTGAATTTGATTCTTGTAGTATAGCCCCTGCTTGATCAGCAACCACCCAAGAATGTGCAGTGACTGTGACGGCTGATGCAGTAACTGCAAAAAACGACACCACTAACGCAAACACATAGTTCATGATCACTTGCTGGTAGCTCGGTATATTCCGTCCCAGTCACTGGGCAAGCGTGCTGAACGTAGGTCTTGTATGCGTTCAATCATGGCATCATAATAGGCTTCGAACTCATGATCAAATTCTGTTTTAAGATGTTGAGCCAATTCTGCCGCCGCTGCCCACTTTTGTGCACGGTACAGTTGTAAGAATCGTGTATGATCTTGCTTGGCCTCAGCATGCGAGCCGCTGGGTGCGGCCAAAACTGTGTAGATGCGCACACCTTGTATTTTGCCTTTGACAGCAATTTCATCCAGTTCTAAAGTAAAGAAATTGGTCTGTACATGGCGTGCTGTTTGCTCACCTAGAACAATTTTGACACCATACGGCTTAGACTGGCCCTCGAGTCTTGACGCCAAATTAACACCGTCGCCAAGACAAGTGTAATCAAACCGCTGACTGCTACCCATGTTACCCACAACAACGGTGGCACTATTAATGCCAAGACCCATACCAAAAGGTGGTACGCCTTCTCTTGTAATTTCTGCGTTGAATGCATCTAAACTTCCTATCATTTCCAGTGCTGTTTCCACGGCGTGTCGTGCATGATCAGCATCGTCCAAGGGTGCGTTCCAAAATGCCATTTGTGCGTCACCAATGTATTTGTCCAGGGTACCATTGTTTTCAATTATTTTGGCAGTCATAGCAGTCATGTAACGATTCATGATCCGAGTCAAGCCCTGAACGTCTTTACCGTAGTGTTCGCTTATTGTAGTAAATCCGCGAACGTCTGTAAACATAATTGACAACTCGCGTTCTTCTCCGCCTAATTGCAGCAGTTCAGGATTCTGTTGCAATTTCTCCACCATGGCCGGACTCAAGTATGTGCCAAACTGTTTCTTTATTTGTTGCTTTTGTAAGAACTCTGAAACGAACTTGACCCCGTAGGCATGCAGAGCGACCAGGATTGTGCCACTTGCAAAGGCAGTTGCGTCGAATAGCCATAAATGATTGCCAAATGCGTACCTACTACCAGCAATGCCAGCAGCACATAAAATAATAACTGTCGCCAATCCAACATAAGTCCACCTTGTTAAAATTAATAATACAATACCTGCCACAGCAATGGCCAAGATTTCCGCACCATCTGCGTAGTCGGGACGCACAATGTTTGTGCCTGAGGCCAAGGTATCTAGTACAGCGGCCTGCAAGTGGTGCGGATATACTTCTCCTCTTGCAGTGCTGACTGGGTTGTTGAGCCCAGCTGCGGTGAGCCCAACAATGACGATTCCACCTTGGAAATCCTTTGGCAGATCAGCCAAGGAGTGCTCCTGTGGTCGGGATGCCCAATCCACCCAGATTCTACCGTAGTTGTCTGTTGCAATTTTTCCAAATTGTGGAATTCTAACTGCTTCAATAACTCCTGCATTGACTCGAACCTGGAAGCTGGGGTCACCAGCGGCAACTCTAAGGGTTTCGAGACTGATTGAGGGGTAGAGCTGCCCGTTGACTGCAACAACCTGGGGGACTCGGCGTACGACGCCGTCCACTTCAGGCAAAGTGTTAACAATACCAATACCGCTTGCTGCTTCATTTAGGGACCTCACATTGGGTTGAATGTTTCTGTAGGGAATTCCAGGGTTGCCATCGCCTATTACAGAAACTCCTGGGCGATATGGTGGGTGCTGTGCCTTGACGGTGTTATTGGTGGCCACATGCGGAAGCACCACTGTGCTCTTTTGCAGCTGGCGAGACAAGGCAACATCTTGACCAAATCTATCAGCATCAGGCATAAAAATGTTAAACACAATTACACCAGCGTTGCGATTTTCTAGATCACGTATGATGTCGGCGTATTGATTTCTGGGAAAAGGAAATTGACCACGTTGTTCAATTGCAGCATCGTCAATGTTGACCACGTGCACCAGTTTGCTGGTGTCTACTGGTTTGCTGGTGATTAGCGTGTCAAAATAACGCAGTCTCACGCTTTCCACAAATGCAGTGTCTGCAATACGTATGCCCAACACCAAGATCAAGGTGAAGATAGCAGTCCAAGGAGTTAGTAGTATTTTTTTCCACATCTAATATTTATTGGGGCTGTGTTGGCACAGGCTCAGGCGGATGTGGTGGATGTCGTGGAGGGCGATGGCTAAACCAACTCATAATGATTCCTTTGTGTTACTTAACTGCTGGAGTCAAAAGTTAATAACCCAGTTAAATTTTTTGTGTTATTTTCCACGTGGTGTATGGTCTTGACATACTCTTCAGGAGAACACAATGATTTAAAAATAAGTCTATTACTGTTAAAATATCTAGCAGAGTTGTGTTCAGCAGCTTGAGTTAGAGCCACTGATAGATTGGTTTTGTATTCTTGTAGAATTTGTTGAAAGAATTCTTGACTAAAAAACCTTTGTTTATTAAAATCGGCTATGTGATTGAGTTGTGCAAGTAACTTTAGTTGCAGTGTTGGAGGTAAATTAGATATTCTTTTCATTTCTGCTACCACAGCTTGCAGACGCTCAAGTGGGTCCTTGATGATGTTGTATGTTTCGTCAATATACGGGGAAAAAGTTTTAAACCCATAACTTTGCAAGTAGTCAAGACTGCCAGCACTTGCTGCCAACATAAAAGGTTGACCACACGCAATTGGTCTCAAGGATTTTTCAGTAAGATGCCAGCGTTGGTCATCAAACAGTGTTTCAAGCACAACCTCAATATGTGTCCGGTTGTAATCTCTAGAATCATAATCGGCACTGGCTGCACTGCTGATTTGATTGATATAAAAATGATCTTCAAGATTGTGTTTTTCTATACAAAAATCAGCATTGCTGAATTTGTGTTCTCTGTAGTCCAGGTCCTGGTCCTGAGGATTAAACCCCATGTGGCATTGATTTGCAAGTTCTGCGTTGACCACTAATTCAGCAAATTTTAATCGATATTCTCTAGTGCCTGCCCAGGCTCGATTATAAATCAAGAATAGTCGGTCAACGTTCTTTTGACCCAACGCAGGATCATGCCCGGCAAATCGATACCAATCCTGTGCAATCAAGGCATGACTCCAGTAGTAGACTGGTATAGCTCCGGAACTTGTAAATTTTTCTAGTTCTGGACTCTGCTGCTCACTGTGCAGCAACAAAGCTCGATCATAAAAGTTAAACATGTTGTAGACGTAGTATCTGAACACACCAATTTTGGATGCAATTGGTGGCCAATCTGAAAAATTCAAAGGTTCTTGGTCATGACAAATCAGCGGCAGCCTTGACATTTCTTCAAATCTTGTGCAGTGAAACAACGGTTTGCAATCTTCTGTTTTTTTTGAGCCATGTGGAAACCAGCGATAAATTATTACGTCCTGGTCGCAATGATCATGTAAAAAATTGTATAATCTATCTAAAGGAATGCTAATTTTCTTCTCCGTATAAATTGGTTTTATTGGTATTGGTATAAATATTGCATGACTAATTCCTACCAACCTTATACATACTTAATTGGCTGGGCCACCCAACATAAATTTTACTATGGTGTGCGATATGCAAAAAATTGTAGCCCAACAGATTTGTGGAGTAAGTATTTTACTTCATCAAAAGAAGTAGCAGCAATGAAAACAGTTTATGGAGATCCTGACATTATACAAGTTAGAAAAGTATTCTTAACTAAAGAGCATGCTAGACTCTGGGAAAACAAAGTGTTGCGAAGATTAAAAGTTGTGTCTCGAGAAGATTTCCTTAATAAAAACGATGCTCCTGCTCCTCCAATTAATAATCGAGTAATGTCAGAAATTACTAAGACTAAAATTGGCACAGTGCATAAGGGAAAACCAAAATCTGAAGAGCACAAGCAAAAAATTAGAGAAGCACGGGCAAAGCAGGTCAATACCAGAAAAGGACAACGTGCAACAGAAGAAACAAAGCAAAAACTTAGAGAAGCAAATTTAGGAAAAACATATTCAGAAGATGTTAATTCTAAAAAAGGTCAAAAAAAGGATTTGCATTGGACTTATGGAAAACCTCGAACAGAAGAAACAAAGCAAAAACTTAGAGAAGCAAATTTAGGAAAAGTTTTGTCAGAAGAAACAAAACAAAAAATGCGTGGACCAAGATTGAAATTAAAGGAAATTAAATGAAAAAATGCAAGGTGGGATTCATCGGAATTGGGAAATTAGGTTTAGATTGTGCTGAAGTCATGGCTGAGAAGCATGAAGTCAGAGGTTACGATATTTACCCACGCACCAGTGACTCAGTAAAAGTATGTGACATTGATGAACTTGTGAACGAAAGCGAATGGATTTTTATTGCTGTGCCCACACCACATGCTGAAGGCTATGATGGCAGTGTGCCTAGCTCGCACATGGAGCCTCGAGACTTTGGACACGATGCTGTGATTGATGCTATCAAGAACATCAACCAGCATGCTCGCGGTCCCAAAAAGGTTGTGTTGATCAGCACAGTGTTGCCGGGCACCACACGCCGCAAGTTTTATCCATTGTTAGACCAGCAACATCAGTTCTTGTACAACCCTTACCTGATTGCCATGGGTAGTGTGAAATGGGACATGGTCAACCCTGAAATGGTCATGATTGGCACCGAAGATGGCAACCCCAATGCCTTGGCCGGTGAGCTGATTGACCTGTACAAAACAATCATGGAAAATGATCCACGCTACGAAATTGGCACCTGGGACGAATGTGAAGCCATCAAGATCTTCTACAACACTTTCATATCAGCCAAGGTGGGACTGGTGAACATGATTCAAGATTTTGCCATGCGAATCGGCAACATCAACGTGGACGTTGTAACAGATGCTCTGGCCCGATCAACCATGCGTATCATGGGGCCCAAGTACATGACTGCTGGCATGGGCGATGCAGGTGCATGCCACCCACGTGACAACATTGCGTTGCGTTGGTTGGCCAAAGAATACAACATTGGCTACGACTTGTTTGATACAGTGATGCATGCCCGGGAAATTCAAGCTCAGAATCTTGCACTGTTCCTTGTGGATATTTCAGTAACCAACAACATGCCCATTGTTATTCACGGCAAAGCCTACAAGCCCAATGTGCCTTACTGTATTGGCAGTTATAGTACTCTGGTGGGTCACTACATTGAGCAAGCAGGAAAAACCGTGGTGTATGTAGACCCATTAGCCGATGATCGCGCCAACTGTGTGGACAATGTTACAGAGCCTGCTGTTATTTTAATGGCACACAACCGTAACATCACGTTTGGCTACACTGGCGAACAAGCAGCCGACCCTGACTATTTTGAATTCCGGCCAGGATCAATCGTGGTAGATCCTTTCCGCAAAGAAGCTGATCGTGCAGGCATCAAGGTTGTTCACTATGGCAACACACGGAGTTCTTAAATATCATATTCCAAAGTTTTGGGATGATGAGTTCAAGCAGCTCAACTACATCAACGAAACCTTTAATGATACAGAAAGTCTAAAGCGGTGGACAGCTCTAGGCTATGCCAACAAGTTCACCGGAGACATGTGCAACATGCGCAGTCCCCAACCCACTTGGAATCACCGGTTTATTAAAATCTATCAAGAAATGGGCTGGAAAGATATTGGTACCAGCTACTATAGAATGGCCACTGGAACCATACTGCCCACACACAGTGACTTGTATCTTCGTTATATTGAATTGTTCAAACTACAAGGGCAAGAACAACGTATACGCAGAGCCATTGTGTTCTTGGAAGACTGGTGTCCAGGCCACTATTTTGAAAGTTGTGATGTGCCCAAGACACAGTGGCAGGCCGGCGATGTTGTAGAGTGGCAGTATGATGCATCGCACTTGGCAGCTAATCTCGGACTAGAACCAAGATACACACTTCAGATAACGGGATGGGTATGATCAAAAGTTATGATGAGTGGAGTCCACTCAAACGCATAGTGGTCGGAGATGCCACTCACGCCAATTGGCCAGTGCATGATCCTGTTTTCAAACTGGAAAGCAACAAAACAACCTGGAAAGAATCAGCAGTACCCCGGGGACCTGTGCCTCAAAACATAATTGACGAAGCCAACGAAGACTTGGATGGTCTTGCAACGACCCTGATGAGCCTAGGTGTAGATGTAGTACGCCCGGATCCACTCAACTTTCAAGTTCACGACGGCATGTATAATTATTGTCCCCGGGACCGACTGCTGGTGTATGGTGATACCATTGTGAATCCCGCCATGATGTATCCTTGCAGAGACATGGAATTTCAATGTTATCACGACATTGTAGACGAGGCTGCTCATTATCATCTTATGCCCAGAAACAAAGGCATAATCCTAGACGCAGCCAATGTATGCAGACTTGGGGACAAAATGCTATTCTTGGAATCTGCGTCAGGCAATCGAGCAGCTTATGATTGGTTGTGCAGTGTGTTTCCCAATGTTAAAATTGAACTGTGCAACTTCTATACTGGGGTGCACATAGACTCAACCATTGTGCCCTTGAGAGAAGGCTTGGTCATGCTCAATGCCAGCCGAGTCAATAGTGAAAATGTGCCTGGAGTTTTTGAAAAATGGGAAAAGATCTGGGTTGAAGATGTTGTTGCCCAGGGCTTTTACCAATATCCCTATGCATCAAAATGGATTGCCATGAACATGTTGGTTGTGAATCCTACCACAGTGATCTGTGACCGACACCAAACTGACCTAATAACCACCTTGCAAAAACATGGTTTTGAAGTGATTGTACATGAGCTGCGACACAGCCGAACTCTAGGTGGTGGATTTCACTGTGTGACCCTGGATCTTGAGCGCGGTTGACCATTATTGTGATTTGTCATATAATACATGTATGACTACACCTCGAATTGGCTTTTGTTGCAAGTGGCTCAATGACCCCAGTGAATGTGGGGGCATGAAGGTCAATGCAAAAGATCGGGACCTTAACGGGCGTTCAACTACCATGCGCTGGCTTCGTGAGCACAAGAGCGAAGCCGAACAGCGCCAATGGGATATCATGAACCACAATGCTCGTGCAGCAGTGCTCATGATTGAACGTGTGGCCACCTTGCCCCCAGGTCGCAGAATGGTACGACTGGGCAGTGAAATGCTGCAAGGTTATACTCATGAGGATTGGATTCCTTTTTGGAAACAAGCTGATGTACAAGATCACTGTGCAAAGATTTTTGCACCTGTAGGCGAAACTGCTCGTAGACTAGGTGTGCGACTCAGCTTTCACCCCGGGCAGTTCTGTGTGCTTGCTAGTGAAAGTGACGAGATTGTTGAACGAAGCATCCTGGAATTTGAGTACCATGCCGACATGGCTCGTTGGATGGGCTATGGCGCCACTTGGCACGATCATGGCTTTAAAATTAACGTGCATTTGAGTGGCAAGGGTGGTGTCACAAAATTCCTGCGATCATTGGGTCGCCTCACTCCCGAGGCCAGGAACTTAATTACCATCGAAAATGACGAGATGACTAATGGGATCGATTCTACTTTACTTGTGGCTGAGCATGTGGCTCTCGTACTGGATGTACACCATCATTGGATCAACTCGGGCGAATATATCAAGCCTGATGATGTTCGCGTTGCAAGGGTTGTTAACTCTTGGCGTGGCGTTCGCCCTGCTCTTCACTATTCAGTTAGCCGTGAAGATATTCTGGTTGGGCATGATGGAGGAGTTCGCCCAGACCTTGCTGCCCTTCTTGATGCAGGTTTTAAAAAGCAAAAGCTACGGGCTCACAGTGATATGATGTGGAACACTGCATGCAATGACTGGATCTTGGGATTCTCTCCGCAGTTTGATATACAATGCGAAGCCAAGGGCAAAAACTTAGCCAGTGAAATGCTGTACAACCAATGGCAGGCCAATGTATAGCATACTAACAGGAATTTTTGATTGGATACACAGCGATTACAAAACTAACCGAATTAGATTTTGTGTGGAGGTGCTGGCTTGGGGTATTAGTATTGGGTGCTCTATCACCATGGCTGCTACTGTTCCAACTCCACCTTTATTGGCTCTTTATCCTATTTGGATTATAGGATGTGCTATGTATGCTTGGGCTAGTTATACTCGTAGATCGTTTGGTATGCTAGCCAACTACATCTTGCTTACCACAATAGATAGTGTTGGCCTAGCTCGGATGCTATTGAACTAATTTTTCTAATACAACATCATTTATCCAGAAACTGTGGGCGTCAGTGACTGGATGATTGCTTACAATGTTGAATTTTCGATCCTTTGCAAAGCTCAAAAATCCACGGTCATTTTGATAAAACACAAATCTGTTCCAGTCAATACAATCAAAAATCCAACTAAAATTGCCACTGTTTTGTGTTTGATTGTATGACTGTTCTACCAGATTATCTCTATCATAGGCTGTGGTAAAATAATATGGTATGTTTTTAATTTTAAAAAAATTCTCTAGATTATAAACAGTGGTCCAGTAGTTCAACAACGCAGATGTTGTACTGTAATAATATTTGAACCAATGTCGTTTGTGTCCACGTATTTCCCCTCCAGACAACGAATATCCTTCAACATGATTTGACTGACCATCCAGTGTTACCAATGAAGGACTATGTCCATTTTGCCAACTAGCAATAGATATGCCACTGGCTCTCAATGGATGGTGTTGATCTAAGTACCAATCAAATCTGTCCACACTGGGCAACATCACAACAATTAAATCAGTGTCATTGCGACTACAGTGGTACATTATTCGTTTGCTAACAAAATCAATGCCAGCACCGCGAGCTCCAAGATTTGTTAGTTTGTAATCAAGATGTTGTGCCAAATAATCAGCCCAAGTTTTTTGATAGTTGTCCAAGGTAAAACTGCACCCAGCTGTGACTAAGTTTTTCATGGAACCAACTCCAACTGAGAAACAAAAAATTTGTACAGATTTTTACCCAGGGTCCATCGGGCTGACTCCAATTCAGGGTGTAGTTGTGCTTGTATATCTTTGGCATTTTTGATCAATTCATGATTGGTGTCAATCATGGTTGTTAATCTTTTTTTATCAAAGTCAAAACCAGAGTCAAAACTAGAGATGGAATCATAAGTTGTGTTGGCAAATTTTGTTATATCAATATCATAAAATCTTTGTATCCAGGCCATGGAACCTGGTCTGCCATAGATCAAAAACAATTTGCCCAACAACGCAGGCCAGATACTTTTTTCTGTACTTTTAAAATTTCCAGTAACGGTTTCAGGATTTATGGCCAAGGGTATGTTGTGATATTTTTGATCTATGTACAAGTAATTTTCAACATTTTTAGACACCCATACACCATTGATGTTGACCTGCCTTGCTATCATTGGGTAATCAGGATTTGTAGTAGGATCGTAAACAATTTCTTGGTTGACCTGACAAAATTCTAATAGATCTTCGGGAAAACTACAATTTCTATTCACTGTGATCAACCCATAACTGCTCAACTGTTTTTTGTGTAACTCTCGAGCCAGATCAGCTTTGTGGCTAGCTGAAGTATTGCCAATCAAACAAAAAAAGTTGTGATTGTTGTCATTTGGCACAAAGTCTGTGGCTGTGTCAGCCACACGATAATAAGTCAAACAGTCGTTTAACAACACCCATGGTAGCTCTAGTATTTTGATACGGAACTGATGTTTTTTTCTATAAGACTCTTGAGCCGCATAATCCAACATGGTGATATAATAAACTGGACTGTTTACATAATTGTTGAGGATCCTGGTTAATTGTGCATTTACTGTAAATATCACATGCTCATCTTCGGCAATGATCACAACAGATCTGCCTTGAGCAAGTCCTTGTTGTATTTTGATATCTAACCAATTGTAATTGTCCGGACTGTCCCACGAACGATTTTTTAACTTTATATCAATGATAAAAAGGTCTGGTCGATGGTGTTGTATAAAGCCCAATGTATAATACCCAAAAAGAGTTTCGTACTCATTTAGATTTATATTTTCATACACCGGGTACATTAAACAAATACTGTTAAACTGATTTCTTTTTAGCGGGCGCTTTTTTAGCAACCGGCTGTTTGACAGCAGGTTGTTTGGTAGCAACGGGCTTTTTGACAGCAGGCCTCTTGGGGGCTGTTGGCTTGGATTTGTTGTCAGGATGTGCGACCCACTCTTCAGCAGTGAGCTTGTGCAGACCCACACAGAATCCAGTTGTGCTGCGACCGCAGCCGCAGCGGGCTGGCTCGGGCTTGCTGGGTGCCACTTGGGTAATAATTGGTGCAACGTCTACAGACACTGTTGCCGGTGCAGGCAGTTCTACTTTGTAGGGCGCCTGGGGTTCCTGGGTGGTGTGCTTACCAAAAAAACTTTTTAAAAATCGTAACATAGTGTTCTCCTATCAAGTATTTACTACCGTTTGCAAAATTTGAAAATAAAATTAGTGAGCGATCACTAAAGTGCTGAAAAAATGCTGCGACCGCACATTTCCTCCATAAATATATGTTACAATAACACATAGGACGCTGGATAGGCCGGGTCCTATATAAACCTCGCTTAAATTAGGAGAAACACATGTTTACAGCAGACGCAATCATCGACACCGTTCAAACCGGTAAAAAGACTTTTGTCAAGACTTTTGTACAAAACGAAACAGCAGCCAAGGCCATGAATGAGTTCATTGACGCTCAAGCTGACTACACCAAGAAGGCAGCTCGAGTTGGAATGGACACATTTACTACACTCAGCACCGAAATGGTCAAAGCTGGTCAGAACGCTATGAAATTTGACTACACCAAATTTGGTGAAGGCATCATGAAAGCTTACACAGCTACCGCAGCCAAAAAGTAATACTCAAGTGTTACATTTAGAGCCCCGCAAGGGGCTTTTCTTTTGGCAAAATTGTTGTGTGTTTGTAACAAAATTGTAACACATTTTGACCTAAATACATGTGTCACTAACACAAGGAGACTCACAGTGAAAAAACTATTTGCTATTCTCGTAGCCGCAGTAACAATTTCTGCACAGGCTGCAGACATCACAGGGGCAGGTGCCACCTTCCCTTATCCAATCTATGCCAAGTGGGCTGAAGGCTACAAAAAAGCCACAGGCACTGGTATGAACTATCAAAGTATCGGATCATCGGGCGGCATTCGTCAAATCAACGCAAAGACTGTGGACTTTGGTGCCACAGATGCTCCAGTAAGCGGTGAAAATTTGGACAAGCAAGGGCAAGTACAGTTTCCTGCAATCATTGGCGGAACAGTTCCTGTTGTTAATCTAGATGGTTTTAAACCAGGTGAACTACGCATCACAGGACCAGTCATGGCCGAAGTGTTCTTGGGCACGATCAATCGGTGGAATGATCCCAAACTTGTAGCATTGAATCCAGGTAAGACATTGCCCAACACAGAAATCACCATTGTACATCGTGCTGATGGTTCAGGTACAACATTCAACTGGACAGACTATCTTGCCACAGTAAGCCCAGAGTGGCTACAACGTGTGGGTCGTGGTGCCGCAGTCAAGTGGCCAGCAGCCACGTCAGTAGGTGGCAAAGGCAACGAAGGTGTGGCTGCCAACGTGAACCGCATCAAAGGTTCAATTGGTTATGTAGAGTATGCTTATGTCAAGAAAAACAACATGACATTCCTGCAACTACAAAATCGATCAGGACGGTATGTTAGTCCAGATGATTCAACATTTGCCGCAGCCGCAGATGGTGCTGATTGGTTCTCAGTTCCTGGTATGGGATTGAGCATTGTGGATCAACGTAATCCTGCGGCTTGGCCAGTGAGTTCAGCAAGTTTTATCATCATGTACAAGACCCCTGCCAACAAGGCCAACAGTGACGAAGTGTTAAAATTCTTTGACTGGGCATTTAAGAATGGCAAGAAAGATGCTGCTGACTTGGACTATGTGGCATTACCTGACACGTTGACACGTCAGATCCGTGAGCGTGTTTGGACACAGATCAAGTAACCAGCAAGTATACAAAAGTACTACAACAAGAGCCCCGCAAGGGGCTTTTCTTTTGGTTGACTCAAAATGCCCAATTTGCTACAATAGTGGCTTAACAACACACAGGAGTCACTATGTTTGAACCCGGACTTGTTGCACGATGCGCAGTACTAAAACGCAAACTTCAGCGCGAGTTTGAGGCTCGTCCGGCTGTGACACTGGAGCGTGAATGCCGCTGGCAAAAAATTGGTGTGTCACAAGTGTGCCGCCGGTTGGCCCAAAGGTATCGCTTGCCTGTGTACAAAGTTGTTCAATTGTGCCACCCTTGTTTGTGAAATGTTTGTAGTACTTGAGTACTACAAACATTTTGGTTGACTCGAAATGCCCAATTTGCTATAATACATACATACACAGCAATAAACAGGAGTAGATGATGCGTAGAACAGCAGCAGATCGACAGGCAGAAGCCGCCCGTGCCCAGCAAATGACTGAACAGGCCCAACCGCGTGTCCAGGACCGCAAGACTGGTGAATACTACAACCCACAAGAAGCCTTTGACGCTATGATGAACAAGCCCGAGATCCTGGCAGTGTTCAAGCGTTTGGCCATTCGTTAAGGAGTTGATATGAACGAACGAATTAAGGAACTAGCCGATAAGGCAGGTGTACGAAGCATCTATTTCGAAGGCGAAAGTATTCAAAAACTTGCCGAGTTGATTGTGAAAGAATTTTCAAAGCAGGTTCAAATTGAAGGTCGCTTTGGGCTCGAACGAGACCAGACTTTGATTCGGCTTTGCTGTGAAAATGCCAAGAAACATTTCGGAGTTGAGGAATGAACGAACGAATTCGAGAACTTGCTGAACAGGCTGGATTTTATTTTTACGATATGCACGATATTGACGGCCAAGACTTAGGTGAATCTATTGAAGCGGATAAGTGGTCTGTTGCCGAAAAGTTCGCCGAGTTGATTGTGAAAGAATGTCAAACGGTTGTTGAATGGGCAATCAGTGTAGATTCTACAATCGACCGAGTGCCTATGTTGATCCAAGAACATTTCGGAGTTGAAGAATGAACCTACGTGAAATGATGACTGAGCGAGTCCTGTTTGCAGTTGATGAGGATGCCCTGGCCACAGAGTTCAGCATCAGCCCGGACGAGATTGCCACACTCAGCGATCTGGACTTCCTGGAACTGTTTGAACAGGTCACTGGATTTAATGGTTAACAGAGCGTCCAAAAAGGAGTATTGACATGGGATGGGTAGTTTACGAGGTTGAGTCTGGTCGCATGATCAAGTATTACAAAACGCCCAGCCCAGCCAAGTCTGAAGTAACACGACAGAAAAATTTTACCCGTGAAATGCAGGCTCAGTACCGTAACCATCGTGTTCGTGAGTACGCAGCCTGCTCATATCGTGACTATGAAGGTCAGTTGATGGGCCTGCGTGGTGCAGACTTTAAATTTTGGCAATTTTGCAACGCACAACCCAACACTTGACCAATAATGCTTGTTTTGCTATAATTACACTGTTATGAAGCCCATATCTTTTGTACTGCAACCACCACGTCAGCGTCGACATCAAGCACTGTTTGATTCGGACTTGCCGTTTCGTGGCCGTGCGGAACAGCCCAAAACAGTGTACAAACGCCAACCCAAACACCGAAAGACTGAACAGGAATAACATGACTGTACCAAACGAACGCACCCGAGCAGTGATACATACCGAGCGGTTCTTGAGTGATCTCCTGGACCCAAAAAAGACGCCGCGAGTACCTCGTGCCATTCGACAACGTGCCAGTTCATTGTTGAGACATTACCCCGGTGAGTTCCACATGAACACAATTGCGGATCGCGAAGATGCTGCTGATCACAGTTTGTCAATCAAGGTTTTTGGAAAGAGCTGGTCATGAACAAACGAATTCGAGAACTTCATATACAGGCGCAACAAGAGGCATGGAATGAACCAATCGATATTGAAAATTGTGCAGTAGAAGATATAAAAGGATTCAGTCAACAAGTTTACGAAAAGTTCGCTGAGTTGATTGTTCTCGATACAATTAAAAATTGTCGTGATATGTTTATGGTGAATAGTGTTAGTTGGAATCTCTTAAATGAGAAACTAGAACATTTCGGAGTTGAAGAATGAACCAAGTTTTAGTAAACCTGCTGTCTAATCGAGCAGTAAGATTGGGTGAGCACTCTTGGCAATGGGCCGAGAAAAAGACTGGCAATCCTTCCTTGAAAAATTCTGTGACTTCTCGTATGTTTCGGTCCGATCTTGTAGAAGTGGTCGGTGCAGAAATGAAACTTACTGCTATGGGTCGTATACAAGCAGAACAACATTTCGGAGTTGAGGAATGTTTAAGAAGCTAATTGACATATTCAAAGAGCCCGAGCATGGCATAGTGAAGTTGAGTTTTATTGCCCTGGACGAGAATGGAGAACCCTATGAGGATATTGCAACAATGCCATATCATACACAATACATTCAAAGTGATGTGGAAGCAAAGTTTGTGGCATTCATGAGTTTACGGAATCACCGAGTTGTTGAAATCACAATACTAGAAGTAATTAAAACAAGTGGATAATATAATGAACGAACGAATTCAAAAACTTGCTAGAGAGGCTGCTTTGGCCGAAAGCTGGGGACCCGGAGTTTGGCAAACCACATTTACTGAAAAGTTCGCCGAGTTGATTGTGAAGGAAACCATGCAGGTTGTTGCTAACCAATTGCCTAGCAATCAGTATCTTGATGTAGCCCATGCAGTAATTGAGCATTATAAGGATGACGATGTTACTTGAAATTTTACTGTTTGTTATTGGAGTAATTGGTTTGATTTTGCTCTTTCGTTGGGTAGACAAGGTTAGAACCGATCCTTTAGACTACCCTCAGGATTATTAAGAAACATTTCGGAGTTGAAGAATGAAAATAACCATGACAGGTGAGCACGAAGGTAAATCTGTAACGATTGCCGTTTGGGAATATTCTCCCGAG